ACAAGGTGATCGAACGTCTGCAATCATTGAAGGCAGAACTGTCGGTCGCGCAGATCTTCCGATACGAAGATGCGCTTGTGGAAATCGAACCAGCCATTCGGTCAGCCGTCCTTCAAGCATTGTCCGAAGGATTGATTCGCGGTCAATCGCGGCTGGGCATTTCACAGGCACAGCGTGTGCGTGAACTGGCGCCAGATGTCGTCGAAGAAATGATCAGACGTTCCAAGTACGTCAACGTCATCCAGACCACCGAAGACCAGATCGCCAAAGCAATCGCACAGGTCGATTCGGGACTGGACAACCAGACCATGATCGAACGCATCACGGCACAGGTCAGACAGACCTTCGAAGGCATACAGGCAAACAGGATTCCGACCATCGTTGCCACGACGGTCAATTCGGCGTTTGAAACGGGGCAAATGCGGGCTTTTCGAATATCTGGTGTCAACCAAAAGCAGTGGTTGTCACAGCGTGACGGTCGCGTGCGCGAATCGCATGACCTTGTCGATGGTCAGCAGGTCGCCATCAATCAGAACTTCGACGTGATGGGCGTTCCGCTTGAATTTCCGGGCGATCCCGTTGGACCACCAGAAGAAATTATCAACTGTCGTTGTACCATGATTCCCGTAGTCTAATGCCATATTCAATCAAAGAAGGACCGTGCCAGACAGCCGACGGAATCGGCGGTCAATATGCCGTGATCAAGGATGACGACGGCATGCAGATGGGATGTCATCAAACACGCGAAGCCGCAGTGGACCAGATCGCGGCACTGGAAGCATCGGAGGAATTGAAGGTGTTGCCAGAAAGCTATCGACCGTCGATGGACGATGCCGTCAACTGTGGAACGTGCAAGCACTACGCGCACAGCTATTGCCATCTGTGGCAAGACAACGTGATGAACGACTACGTGTGCGACGCCTACGCGGCAGGCGAAGCCGATGACGACGAAGACGAATCGGGCATCACCATCGAAATCGAAGTCAAGCAGAAGGAAGTCGCGCCACAGGATGTCCGTGCGGCATACAGGCGCGGTCTGGAACTGTACGAAGAAGGATTCGGTGGCGAAGGACTGGAACCATCGACCATCCGTGTTGCACGTGCCATATCACGCGGCGAAGCCATCGGCGAAGAACAGATTCGAAAGGGCTATCGCTTCTGGGCGCGCAACGAACGCTTCTTGGACTTTGATGCGGAATCACCAGCTGGCGTGGCGGCGCTATTGTGGGGCGGCAGACCGGGCATGCAATGGTTCCGTAGATTATATGCCGAACTTGAAGACGATACCAAAACCATGAACATCGACGATCTACTGGTCACGTTTGGTGATGACCTTGAAATCAAACGCTTGGAAGACGGCGGTCTGGAAGTGAAAGGTTGGGCGGTCCGATTCACGGGTCCAGATGACACCGACCTTGAAGGCGACTACTTCACAAGTGACACAGACTTTGGTCCATCAAAGGAAGTCGGGCTGTACTACCATCACGGCATGGACAAAGAACTTGGACGCAAGCGCATCGGCACAGCCGAACTGGAAAAGAAGGATGCCGGTCTTTGGATGCAGGCGCAGATGAAACTGCGCGAAGACTACGAAAAGGCAATCGAAGACATGATTCGCCGAAAGAAGATGGGCATTTCGTCGGGCGCGGCTGGTCACTTGGTGGAACGGGTCAAGACAGACGGCGGCAACTTGATCAAGCAATGGGTCATCGCAGAGGTCAGCTTAACGCCTACACCAGCCGAACCACGCAATGTCGTATCTTTGAAGTCACTTTTGAATGGCGCCACGGGCGATGATCCACAGGCAGTTGAACAGACTGCGGACATCGGGGAACCAGAAGAAGTGGCAACACCACAACCCACAGAACCACAAGACACAGAAGTCAAAATGGAAAACACCGAACAAAAGGCGGAGATCGTGGCGCCTACGCTTGATCAGATTGCATCCTTGATGGATGACAAGTTCAAAGCATTTCAGACCAGCACGACGGCTGGCAAAACCACGAACGTAGAATTCGCAACGTCAGTCAACAGCAAGACGAAGCGTGGCGACGACGAAATGAAGGCACTTGCATACTTCATTCGCACGGGTGACGCAGGCGCCATGAAGGCATCCAACGACACCGACATGAACGTCGGCACGGCTGGTGATGGTGGCAACGCTGTTCCAACGGGACACTTCCAGAACATCATTGCACGTCGCGACGAATCCATGCTTGCACGTCAGCTTGGCGTGACCTTGATTCCCGGCAAGGGAACCACGGTCAACGTTCCTGTTGATGGCGAAGACGATGGCGAATTCGTAGTAAAAGGCGAAGGCACGGCGTTTGATCGCGATGCGCCAAACATCGGTCAAGCCGCCATGACACTTGGCAAGTACACCAAGAAGATCGAACTATCGGTTGAACTTCTGGAAGACGAAGACAGCCGTCTGTTGGATTTCCTTGCCAACTTTGTTGGACGTGGAATGGCGAAGACGCACAACGATCTGTTGATCACGGAAGCACTTGCCAACGGAACCAAGACCGACGATTTCGCCCAGACGGCTATCGCGGCTGGTGACCTTGAACAAATGGTCTTTGACGATGACCTTTCAGCATACCTTGACGATTCTGGGTCTGTTGGTTGGATCATGAAGCCATCGACCTACGCTTCGGTGATTTCAATCGCTTCAAGCAACACGCGATTCTACCATGCAAACGTTGGCGATACGGCAAGCCCACGCCCAACGGTTCTTGGTTATCCCGTGTTTTTCAGCAACAAGATCAGCGCGATCGGATCGGGCAACAAGTCCGTCATCTTTGGAAACATGTCGCAGATTGGGTATCGTGAAGCACCGGGCTTGACGTTCCTTCGCGATCCATATTCCAAAGCTGGCAACGGACAGGTAGTGCTTCACTACTACTTCCGAACGGTCTACAAAGTGCTTCAAGCAGAAGCGGTTGGCTACGGTCAGCACGCAACGGCATAAAGCATCTTTGCTGGTTGGATTGTAACTTGGGTGGTGGGCTTCGGTCCACCACCCTTGTTCATTTATAGGATGACACCATGAAAATCATTGCAACGACAGACGCAGTCGCCAGATATGACAAGCGCACGATCATCTTGCAGAAAGACACTGAATTAGATGTCGATGATGCGATCGGGAAATCACTTGTCGCGCAGAAACTGGCAACACCAGTCAAGGCAGAAGCCACGCCAACACCAAAGCCAAAGACCACGCGCAGGAAGAAAGCGGATGCCGACGATTAGTGTGGTCATTGCGTCGCATGGCTACGGTCATTTGGCGGCGCACTGCATTGAATCCGTCTTGGATCAATCGCACAAGGCAGACAGCATTCTGTTTGTCGATGACGGCGTCAACGACTGCGCGCACTTGCCGACCATATATCCTGAACTGGACTACACGCTTAGACCAGCGAATCTGGGAACGATCGACAACTTCAACGACATGCTGTCGAAGGTGACGACCGACCGTGTGATGTTCTTAGGCGCAGACAACTGGTTGCATCCAAAGTGTCTGGAAGTCTGCATGGCATACGATGCCGACATCATCGTTCCACAGATTGCCGTGGTTGGCGAAATGAAGCGACCGTTCTTGAATTACATCGGCATCGGTCGCAAGCTGGCGTATCCTGTCTGGCAGTTCGGTCCAAATGGCTTCGACCATCACGGGTCGATGATGTACGACGTGGCGATGGCAAAGGAAGTCGGCTACGCACAACAGCCGCATGCCGTAAAGACGGAAGAAGACAAGTACCTATATGCAGGAATGCGCAAGCAAGGCGCACGTGTTGCCTATACCAACGATCCATTGATCTATTACCGACGACATCGCGTAAATGGCAACAGACCGTAACAAGCCACGCCTACTGATCACCACGCCGACCTATCGACTGGAACCAGAAACGTGGGCAAGTCTGTACGTACTGTGGGCAAAGGCAAAGGAACAGTTCCGCGTTGATCTGTACTTGCCGGGTGACAACAAAGACTTGGTCGATCTTGAATCAAAAGGCGTTCGCAATCATCTTGGCAACTATAATCATATC